ACTCAAACAGAAGCTAATAACGCAGCCGTTGCGATGGCGATTGCACTTGGTTGATATTAAAGGATAATTATGGCAAACACGTTTAAAAATAAAACTTCAAAAGGAGTAGGTACATCCTTAACTCAAATAGGGTCTTATGCTGTAGCTGCGGATACACAAACTACAGTTATTGGACTCTCAGTTTCTAATATAACTGGTAGTTCTGTAGATGTAGATGTTCAGCTTTCCAGTAATGCTGGCTCAGATACTAATGATATAAGAATCGTCAAGGGTATACCTGTTCCATCAGGATCAACAGTTGTTTTAATCGGAGGTGATCAAAAGCTCGTAATGGAAACTGGAAACTTATTAAAAATAAAATCATCAGCCGCATCTAGTTTAGATGTAGTAATGAGCATTCTGGAGATTACATAATGGCCTATTTAGGAACACCACCAAGATCAAGAGTATTATCAAGTGCAGATATAGATCCCGGTTCTGTATCACTTGATGACATTAGCTTTACTGATCAACCAGCAAGCATGAATATCTCAGGTAACATTGATAAACACACCATGAGATTAGCTGATCAAGTTGTAGTTAATGGTGATTTAGATATAACAGACAACCTTATACTCTCAAAGATATCAGATGATGGGAATGCCATAATCCTAACTAACGATAGCAGTACACGAACCATTGAGGGAGCAGGAGGGAGTCTTGAGGCCAGTACACTTACGCAAACACCGAATGCCTCACTCACTGGAATGACTGGTGAAATTGGAAGTGCTGTTACTGGTACTTTAGGAAGTGGATTTACAATAGGTACTGCTGTAAAATTTTCTGATTTTCCTACTCCTAATTTAAATCTAGCAGATGGAGATGGAAACACAAGATCACCAGTAGCTAGAGATAATAAAACTTGGTGGTATGGTGATTTTGGAGATGCCGCAGGAACAGGTACATGGGCAAACAGTGGTACTGTTCTTACTAATGTGGCTACTGGAACTAACAGATCTAGTGAAACATTGCCAATATCTACTGTTCAAAGAAAAACAACAGATAATCTTGGAGCATCTTATGCTGAACCTTCAGGTGAAACACAAGCAGTACGGAGAGATCCTGCTGATGGTGATCCTTTTCTATTAGGTAGTGCAGGTATGACAATGGGTTGTTTATTTAAAAATATGCACTCTGGAACAGACACTTCTGGAATAATATATTATGGACAAAATACTCAAGGGATGCACTTTTATACACGAACAAATTATAATGCACATGGACAAATTCTGGTCGGAGGTGATACAGATTCAGGTGATGATTGGATTACTTGCACTAAAATAAATACACAAGCGAATGGTTGGGCATTTTTTGTAGTTGCAGAAGGTGTAACTGGTTCACTTCATTGTTCTTATAATGGTAGTGCTTATGATTTAGTAAGAGCCAGAGGAACATTAACTAACCCCAACGCATGTGCATTTGGACTATTTGGTGATTTATATGATGATAATCCTTCTCTTCATAAATTTGCAACTTGTTTTTGGTATGAAGGAATAATGTCTGAAGAACTTATTCGGGCAGAGTATAGATTTATCAAAAATAAATGGTCTAATATTACAGATTTACCATAAAGGATAAAATATGCCAGATTTAATTATCAAACCCACAGCAACTAGCGGAAATAAGTTAATCCTGAAGGATCAGGCAGGAGGAGCAGTCCTAACAACGGCAGACTCAGGTGCTACTGCGGCTAATGTAACTCATTCTACTGGCTCAATAGGTTCTGGTGTTACAGGATTTACAGGGATTAAAGAAGTAGATCAATGGAGGATAACTTCATCAGCATCAATAAGTGGTGATGGTTGGGTTCCATTAACAGCAAATTGGGAAAGATGCGATACTTCTATGACTAAAATTGGAACAGGGATGACAGAAGCATCAGGTGTATTTACTTTCCCTTCAACTGGAATATGGTATGTAAGTTTTCAAACTATGTGTAATGCGGCAGGCGGAGCAAGAAATGTATGTATTGGGAATTTAGAACTAACAACAAATAATTCAGCATATAGTGCAGTAGTAGCATCACAATTTAATATGCAAGATGATGGTGCTAGGGCAGGGTGTCATGTTAATGCTATTATTGATATTACTGATTTAAGTAATATGAAGGTAAGAGGACAAGTATATGGTTCTAATACTATAACTGTTTATGGTGATACTGGTGAAACACAAACAGGCTTTACATTCCTCAGATTAGGAGATACATAATGGATATAAACGGAAGATATGATCATATTGAAGATGTATTAGTTTATCTTCATTCTGGACAATGGTTTGGTTGGTCAGATAGTAAGAATAAAGTTTATGCAAATTTGATTATACATGATGATTCAAAAAATAAACCAACAGAAAAAGAATTAACAGATGCCCTAGCAAAGCAACAGTCAGACTTTGATGCATTAGAATATTCCAGAAAAAGAGCTTCTGAATACCCAAGTATCGTAGACCAGCTAGATGAGATTTACCATAATGGCATAGACTCTTGGAAGGCCATTATCAAACAAACTAAGGATAAATACCCGAAAGGATAAGATATGGCAGATTTTGACATTAAACCAGCAAGCGGAACTGGGAACTCTCTCAGGCTTAAAAACGAATCAGGAAATATAGTTCTAAGTTCAGGCAATGGAACAAGTTCTTCTAGTTGGGGTACTGTTCCTCCTGCTGGAACAATTATTCAGACTGTTCAAGAAGTTTTAACTAGTACAGTCACAAAAGCTACTAGTGCTAGTTATCAAGATATGGGTTTATCAAAATCAATAACATTAACTAGTTCCACTAATAAAGTATTAATTTCTGTTGATTTAAATGTAGGTGGTGGTAACGATACATATGTTCATTTTAAAATTCAACGTAATGGAACAGATTTAACTGTTGGAGATGCTAGAGATAGTTGTACTAGATGTATGTTTATGGTTAATGTCGATAATGAACATGGGGAAAATAGAACTTATTCTGCTGGAACAACTTTTTTAGATACTCCGGGTGCTACAAGTGTAGAATATAAATTATGGGGGCATTGTGTTGGAGACTTTTACCTTAATAGATGTAAAACAGGAAGTGATTCTAATAGAGGTGCCAGTATAAGTATGATTACCCTACAAGAAATAGTTGTTTAATACGCAATAGAAGGATTAACTCATGTACATAGGAAACGATTTAAGTCGAGGTAGATCAGAGACATACTACTACACATCCACATCTGGCGGTGAAACCTCAATAACAACTGATTCAAGTGGAAAAACAATCAATTATACTGTTGGTTGGGTTAGTGTGTTTTTAAATGGTGTACGCTTGCATGACTCAGACTTCACAGCAACCACAGGTAATTCAATCACAGGTCTTGCGGCTCTGACTCAGGATGATGTAGTAATTATCGAAGCACAGCATACATTTAGTTCAAGTGATGCAGTACCATCGACAGGAGGAACATTCTCAGGGAACGTAAGTTTCGGAGATAATAATATAACCAATGTAGGTTCAATAGCCTTAGATTCTATATCTGCTGATGGTACTAGTATTACATTAAGTAGTAATACAACAGCATCAGGGAATTTAACAATTACTGGTGATCTTGTTCCTTCTTCACAATTTAGTAACAGAAATGTAATTTATAATGGAGGAATGCAAATATATCAACGTGGTGCTGGATCACCAGCAACTAATAATGGTGGATTTGCTTTAGATAGATGGAGGTATTCAACATGGGGTTCTCCGGGGGTAGTAGATGTAACACAAGATTCTGATGTACCAAGTGGTCAAGGATTTAGTTCATCATTAAAGATGGATGTAACAACCGCAGATGCTTCTCCAGCAGCAGGAGATTCAAATGGTATTTCGATGAAGTTTGAAGGTCAGGATTTACAAAGATTTGCTAAAGGAGTATCTGGTGCAAAAGCAAGTACTGTTTCTTTTTGGGTTAAATCTCCTAAAACTGGTATTCATATAGTTTGGCTTTACGATAATGATAATAACAGACAAATATCAAAATCTTATACTATAGCAAGTGCAAATACATGGGAAAATCATTCTGTAACTTTTGCTGGTGATACTACTGGTGCATGGGGGAATGATGTAAATGAGTCTGCACAACTTACTTTTTTAACAATGTCAGGAACAAGTTTTACTTCTGGGACATTAGCAACATCTTGGGCAAGTTATGATGCTACACACAGGGCAGTAGGACAAGTAAACTGTATGGATCATGTTGATAATAATTTTTACTTAACAGGAGTTCAATGGGAAGTAGGAAGCAATGCAACTCCCTATGAGCATCGGAGTTATGGGGATGAGTTAGCAAGGTGCCAGAGGTATTATTTACAGTTTGATGGTGGAGGACAACATATCCCCTATGTGAATATGTGGGCAAGTTCATCAAATCAAAGAGGACAGATGATGTTCCCTTGTCAAATGCGAGCTAATCCAACATGGAGTGATACAAGCACTTATAATGAGGGTAGTGCAACTTTTAATCAATATCCTAGAAAGGATGGAGCAATCTTTTATGCTACTGATTATATTTCTTCTACTGGAATAATTAAATTTACTGCAGAATTATAAAAAAGAATTATGGATATAAAAAAATGTAAATATGTAAATAATGTAGATGTAGAAGGTAAAAAAATACCTGACTCTGCTGAAACTATTAACTTAACAGTTATTGAAAATGGTAAAGATGTACTTTGGACTGTCCCAATTTCAGAAGATAATACTGACTATGCAGAAATAATGAGACAAGTCGATGCAGGAGAACTTACCATTGAACCAGCAGATGAATAATAAAAACCAACGGAGTAAATAAATGACAAGAGCAAGAATACTCGCAGATTATGTGGCAGGAGGTACAACTGCGGCAGAGTTTGATTACCTAGATGGACTTACTTCTACGGCAGTAGGTATTAATGATACACAGACTCTAGCAAATAAGACTCTGGCATCAACAACGACTTTCCCTGCTTCTCATATTATTCAAGTTGTTTCAAATTCAAGTGCAGGAGATGCAAATTCTAGCTCAGAATTTATTTCATACTGTACTTGTGGGATAACAGTTAAAAAAACTGGCTCAAAAATATTAGTAATTGGGAATCCACAATTTTATACAGATACGCAAGGTGCAACGAACTTTTTACGATTAAAATACAAAACAGGATCATTAACTAGAACTACTACAGTAAGTGATTATGCAGATTTTGCAGCCAATGAACGATGGATGGGTCAGGCGGGGGGTGGATCAAATGCGTGGCAACAGGGATTAGTATTGAGTTTGTGGACACATGGTCAAAGTGCTGACACCCAGATTCATATTGTAGTTTCAAGTCAACCTAGTACTGGTTCTTCACACAATAACAATTCTACAAATGCAAGAAGTGAAATGACATTAATGGAGGTGATGCAATGATAATTAATTCACGATCACAAGCAATTAGAAACCTTTATAATAATGTAGTTACTATTGATGGTGATGATGCGTTTGATAAAGATCACAAAAAAATTACTTTAGATGAATCTTCTATCACTACAGAGATTAAAAGGATTGAAGATGAATATGATGCACAGGAGTATGCCAGAAAAAGACAGGCAGAGTACCCAAGCATTGAAGAACTTGTAGTAGCACTCTACGATACTGACGATAAATCTGCCATTGAAGCTAAACGTGCAGAAGTTAAAAAGAAATATCCGAAACCCTCATGAAAATCAAACTAACTTTAGAATCTGGTCTAGAAGCAGACTTTATTCCTGATTTTAAGTTAGATAACCATTCTCAAATAGATAAGGTAAAATGGAATTTTCCTAATAAACAACCAAACAAAGATCCACAATTAATAGACTTAGAAGCTCATATATTAGGAGAAGATGAAAAAGATAAAATATAGTTTAATAGCATTAGGATTATTTATAGCTACTATAGCATACAGCGAACCTCATGGTTTAGATGTTATAGCACAAAATAATAATCCTTACCCATCGCATACTTCTTCAACACAGACAGCAGTAGACGATGTAATAACCATTCTCCTAGATCAAGGCTTTGCAGGAGCAATAATTGTGATCTTGTTTCTTTGGACTTACAGAACAGACAAAGCAAACAGAGCAATTCAAAAAGAAAACTTTGATAAGTTTGTGCAAATAAGTGCAGAGTGTTCTGGTCACATGGCAGGAGTAAGTGCAAGACTTGAGAATATCGAAAGAGAATTAGAAGCAACCAAACAATTAGAAATGTTACAAGTAAGAAAGGGATAATATGATTGGACTATTAGCACCAATAATATCAGGAACAGTAAAAACACTTTGTATGAGTATGCTATCTGAAAAGCTTTTAAAGGAGGTGATACTGATCCTTCTTGAGCGACTTGTGAAGAGTACAAAGAATGACATCGATGATCAAATTCTTGAAAGTTATAAAAAGAATATGTAAGAGGTAGTATGAAAATGTATGTTTTACTTGTAGTCTTTTCAATTATATTCTTTTATGCTGCTTTTAAACAAACTACTGCAAGTGAATTAAAGTTTGATTCTCAGAACGTCAGAGAGATTTGGCAAGCCTGTTCAATGCAATTTAAAATGATTTCACCATACATGCCACAGGAAACCAGAATGTATTTGTGTGATTGTTATACAGACCAAATGAGAATTAAGTTTACACCAGAACAAGTAAAAGGACTAACTTCTGAAAAAGCAAAGATACTAGGAGAAGAAATGAAAACCTTGTGTCCTATACCTACACCTCAACCTACAATAGATACCTAATGGGAGCAACCAGTAAAAACTTTAGTGAATCAGAATTAGCTTGTAGCTGCTGCGGAAAGAATGAGATGACTCAGGAAACTGTAGATGCCCTACAAGCACTCAGGGAATCCATCGGTAAACCTCTTAGATTGAGTTCAGCTTATAGATGTCCTAAACATAATAGTAAGGTTAGTTCTACAGGAAAGACAGGTCCACATACTACTGGAAAAGCAATTGATATAGTATGTAGTGGTAAGGAAGCTTGGGAACTACTTTCCTTTGCTATGATCCGTTCTAAGGTATGGAAAGGAATCGGAATTAGTCAAAAAGGAAAACACGAATCCAGATTCATTCATCTGGACACAATCGAAGCAGATAATAGACCCTGGATTTGGAGCTATTAAATGGCTTATAGCGAGAAAGTTTTGGAGCATTATGAAAGACCAAAAAATATTGGTAGTATGGATAGTGGGAGTAAGTCTACTGGTACTGGTCTTGTGGGTGCTCCTGAATGCGGAGATGTTATGAAGCTCCAGATAGAAGTTAAGGACAATAAGATTGTAGATGCAAAATTTAAGACATTCGGATGTGGATCAGCAATAGCTTCTTCTTCTCTTGTTACCGAATGGGTAAAAGGTAAAACTCTAGAAGAAGCCCAAACTATCAAGAATACAGAAATTGTAGAAGAACTTTCACTTCCTCCAGTAAAGATACATTGTTCTGTACTAGCAGAGGATGCAATTAAAGCAGCTATAAATAACTACAAAGAAAAATATGTGTAAATGTAAAGATTGTAAATGTAACCCTTGTAAGTGTAAATAATATGGAAGAAACAGATAAATTAAATTCTCTCTTTGATGCAGTTACCGAAGAGTTACTTACTAAAATCAAATCTGGAGAAGCAAAACCAGCAGACTTAGCTGTAGCTGTAAAATTTCTTAAAGATAATAACATAACATGTGTTCCTACTGATGGTAATTCTTTAGAAGAGCTTATGAAGAGTATGCCATTTAGTGCTGAAGATAAAATTCCTTATAATTCGTTTAAATCATGAAAAAAAAGAAAAAAAAGATTCCGAAATACATTCATAAATAAAAAGTTTTAACCCTCCTAATAGATTATCATTCAAATCTCCTTTCTTCCTTTACAGAGCGATCTGAGCACTCTCAGAGCTAATCCCTTAATTATAGCCTAAATCATATATGAAAAACAGAAAAGAACCTAAAAATCCACTTCTGGACTTTAGGAACTTTGTTTTTTTGGTTTGGGAACACTTAACTCTCCCTGAACCAACTCCTGTTCAATACGATATTGCTGACTATTTACAAAATGCTCCCAAGAGAGCAGTCATTGAAGCATTTCGTGGAGTTGGAAAAAGTTACATAACTTCTGCTTTCGTTTGCTGGAAGTTACTCCTTGATTCTGAAACTAAAGTCTTGGTTGTTTCAGCTTCTAAAGTCAGGTCCGATGACTTTTCAACCTTTACACAGAGATTGATAAATGAATTACCTATTCTTCACCACCTTAAATCACGAGAAGGACAGAGACAAAGCAAGGTAGCTTTCGATGTCGGTCCATGTCAAGCTAGTCACAGTCCCTCTGTTAAGTCAGTTGGGATTACAGGACAGTTGTCTGGATCTCGTGCAGATATAATTGTAGCTGATGACGTTGAAGTTCCAAATAACTCAATGACTCAGACTATGCGTGATAAACTTTCAGAAGCAGTTAAAGAATTTGATGCTGTACTAAAACCAGATGGCAGTATTGTCTATCTTGGTACACCTCAAACAGAAATGAGTCTTTATGAAACACTTCCTGAAAGAGGTTATGAAGTCAGAATCTGGCCCAGTAGATACCCAGACGAAAAACAAGTTCTTAGGTATTCCAATAAACTTAGTCCATTTATTCAAGATCGTCTTGATCGTGGCTATAATGTTGGAGATCCTACTGATCCATTACGCTTCGATGCCGAAGACCTATTGGAGCGAGAACTCTCCTACGGAAAATCTGGCTTCGCACTTCAATTCCAATTAGATACATCACTCTCAGATGCAGATAAATATCCACTAAAACTATCTGATCTTATCATAATGGGTGTTGACTCTGATAAAGCTCCTGAGAAGCCTGTATGGACTAGAGATCCTAGAAATAAACTTACTGATCTCCCAAATGTAGGACTTCCAGGAGACTTCTTTTATTCACCAGAAACAAAACTAGGAGATTGGATTCAATATTCTGGTTCTGTTCTTTCTATAGATCCAAGCGGTAGAGGAAAAGATGAAACTGGATATGCAGTAGTTAAGATGTTGAATGGTTTTCTCTACGTTACTGAGTGTGGAGGACTTAGAGGAGGTTATAAGGATACTAACCTTAAATCTCTCTCAGTAATTGCTAAAAGAAATAATGTAAACCTCATCCTTATCGAGTCTAACTTTGGAGATGGGATGTTTATGGAACTCCTGAAACCAGTTCTCAGGAAAATTCACAATGTAACCATAGAGGAAATAAGAAGTAATGTCCAAAAAGAAAAGAGGATTGTGGATACTCTTGAGCCTGTCATGAATCAACATAGACTTGTGATTGATCCAAAGGTTATTGAGAATGACTACAAGACAGTTCAGGAGTATCCTGTGGAATCCCAAGCTCGATATATGCTTTTCCACCAGATGACAAGGATTACTAAGGACAAAGGTGCTTTGATCCATGACGATAGACTTGATGCTCTCCAAATGGCAGTCCAATACTGGGTAGATTTCATGGCAGCGGATGCTGAGATTGAGATACGAACACGAAAAGATGAACTTTTTGATATGGAAATTGAAAAGTTTATGAATGGTGTCTTGAATAATAATAAAAACATAGATTCTTCTCCTACTTGGATGTGATTAAGTTAACATAATAAACAATTCTCCTACTCTAGATATGGGCTAGTTTGAAGTATATAGTACATACAAGACTCCGTTATAAGACTTCTGATGGATACAGAGGTGTTATAGTTGAGATAAAGGAGAAACCACCAGAAGAAAAGAAGAAACCTAAATATTTTCAGAAAAATTCTGAGTAGGTGTAATCGATAGTGATCGATGATTTTACCCCATTCAATATTGCACGAACCATTTTTAAAAATCTGCCATTTTTTTTAAATTCTGCACCTTGAAATTACAAAATCTCAGCACCTCTTGGAACACCTTTTAAAATTCTCAAAATAATCTTGATTTATTCTGATTTATTCTGATTTGTTTTAAGGTGTTTTGATTCATTCTAATTCATTATGATTTGTTCTGAGATTTTGAGCTTGTTTTTGTGTTTTTTGTATCTATATGTTTTTTTGGTATAGATATTGTTTATCTTATTTATACAAATTTAATTCTTTTGAATTGAATTTTTATTTGTAGCATTTGCAAGGGATTTGAGAATTGGCTCAAAATATCACTTGACATGTTTTACAAACTTTAGTAGTTTTAGAGCACCTCAGAAAATTGTTTTTGAGGCTTTCAAAATTAACTTTAAATAAAAGAGGTAACAATGGCTTATTCATTAGATTTCAAAACAAGTGAAGTTTGGAAAGGTGATAATCATATCTTAGGTTCAGATTACAGAGCGGAATGTTTAAATGTAAAAGCTTATCAAGCTTATATGACAGACCCAACAAAACAGTCTGATTCATTTTTCAGAAAGCAAAACGGAAAATGTAGAATTTGGAGTAAAGAGGAAGTAAGAAAGGAAAATATAAAAAGAAAGCTTTTGAAGCCTACATTTAAAGAATATCTTTCAATCAAATGGAATGAGTTCAAAACAGAATGGAATAACGAACAACGTAATCCGTTTTGGTTTAAATGTTTATTTATTGGTTCTTGCTCAGTTTCAATTATTGCAAGCATCATGATGGTTTTATTTCCTAACATGTAAATTTTTCACTGGTTCAGATTGAATCAGTTAATATATAGCCGTATAAGCTTCAGATTGGCTTGTACGGCTATTTTTTTGTCTAATCTATACTAAAGAGGTAACAATGGCTAAACTTTCAAGAGAACGCAAGCAAGAATTAATTAAGCTTTTAAAATCTTATTTCAAAAAAGATTCAACAGCATTTTGTAATTTAAAAAATGTTTCAAAAAATGGAGATTACAGAAACATCCAAATTTTATCATGTAAGAAAAACAGAATTTATAATTTATCTTATGCTGTTGCTGAATTATGCGGATTTACATTTAAAAGCAATACTAATTCTGTAGGTGTAAGAGGTGGTGGAATGGATATGGGATTTCATATAGTCAATACATTATCACATTATCTTTATTCTAATAAAGAACGAGGAGAATATTATATTAATTCACAATGGATTTAATCTTAATCAAAAGAGGTAACAATGGCACATTCAAACACTAAGGTCAAACAAACATCCAAAAGTTTCAGAATTTGGATTGAAGGTAAAAAGCTTATTGATTCAGGATTCAAACCAAATGCAAGATATAACATTGAATATTTGGTAAAAACAAAAACTATAATTCTTGAAATTGCAGAAAATGGTAAAAGAAAGGTGAGCAACTCAAAACGAAATGGAATTGATAGACCGATAATTGATCTTGAAAGCAAGAAAATTGGTATTTTATATGAGGAAGGAAAATTGCTTTTAGTATCTTATTTAAAGCATAAAATTATAATACAAGAAAAACAGGAAAATATATCTTTGCCACATCCAACTTTTACAATTCCAAAAAAGAAAAATATATTTCAAACTTTATTTGGAGTTTAAAATTTAATCAAAAGAGGATAAAATGGGAAAATGTAAGCTATGCGGAACTAATAAAAGCGTAAAATACAAATTTAAAAAAGATGATTATTGTAATCGTTGTATAGTTCATATTTGGAAAATTAATAGAAAGAGAGGATAAAATGGAATTACTTGGAACAAACTCAAATCCAAAACTAATGACAGAACATTCAGCAGAATTTGAAAAGCTTTTAAATCAATTAAATAAGAAGTATTTTCAAATCAAATCAGAATTTAAGGGTACTATAACTGGAGGTGTTTCACTTGCACCAAATAAGCAAAACGGATTGAATGTTGATTTATGTGGAGGACATTCGACAAAAGCTTGTAGAAAGGGTTGCTTATTTGTTCAAGGTCGAGGCAGAATGAAGCCAGTAGAAAATGCAAGAATCAAAAAAGCTGTATTTTTCATAAAAGAAAATAAACAGTTTGTAAGTCAATTAATTACTGAATTAGCAAAACTTGAAAGGAGAGCAAAAAAGAGAAATATTAAGCCATGTGTTAGATTAAATGTACTTTCTGACATTAAATGGGAAAATATCAAACATGATGGAAAAACAGTTTTTGAACTTTTTCCAAATATAGAATTTTACGATTATACAAAAAACTGGAAAAGGGATGTTTCAAATATTCCAAATTATACTCTGACTTATTCAAAATCAGAAGAGTATGAAATTAACCAAATTCCTGGAATGCTACAAGCTCAGAAAAACGTAGCTATGATTTTCAGGAATGAAATACCAAAAAGCTTTAGTATTGGAGAAAATAAAATGGAAGTAATTAATGGTGATGTTCATGATTTAAGATTCATGGACAAAAAAGGTGTAATCGTAGGATTAACTGCAAAGGGATCACTCAAAAAAGATAAAGATGTTGAGGGATTTGTATATGATAACTAATTCCTGGAACCAGGATAACTAACATTAGGAGAACAAAATGATTACTGAATATAACAAAATTAATTCAAAGTTGGCTAGAGCTAACTCAGAATTTAAACATGAAAAAGTAGAAAATAAGTTTTGCCATAGAACAAGAAATAATGCATCTATGAAAAGTTTTAAAAAGGAGTTTAATAGAGCACAGAGAGCCTATGGTAAGTCTGTTGTTAGACTTGCTATGAATGGCGTAATTTAAACCTATAAGAGGAGAACAAAATGGAATGGAAAAATATCACTAAAGAAATAATAATTCAAGAAAGGATAGAATTTGGAAATGTCCGATACTATCCAATAAATGAGCTTGGAAAGAAATTTGCTCATCTGTTAGGAACTAAAACATTAACTATTGAAGCTTTAGATTTCATAGTTGAGGAACTTGGAATTACTGTAAATTTTAAACAAAGTGAATTAAAAAAATGGAGGACATTATGAAAAAAACATTGACAAATTCAAGAAAATTAAATAAGCTATTTAGTACAGCATCAGATGAAGAGGTCAAAACAGAAATGCCTTTAGGCTTTAATGTAGTAATTGACATTAGAGGAAGTAGAGGAGAAGAGAAAGATAGACAACAAATGAGAATGTACTCAAGTCTAGATGAAAATTGGTCAGGACATCGATAAGGAGAACAAAATGTATACAAATGAATTAAATGAAATTTGGTATGCGTTACATACTAATATCGAAGCTGAGGAGTATAAAAGATGGGATGATTTATGTACAGCTATGGCTTTCATTGAACAAGCTTTAGGACATGAAGATTTCCAAGCTGAAGACCCTATAGACCTAAATAAGGAGAACTAAATGGAAACAATTAAATGGAGTAGCTTTGCAACTGGAATTGGTGCTCCAGATGAAGCAGTTAGAAATATGAATTGGGAATGTGTCGCATATTCAGAAATCGATGAGTACCCAAAGAAATATTACAAAAAACGTAACCCTAAAACAGGAGAGGATTTAGATGACTTTAGCAAACTTACAGATGAAAGAATCAGAAACATTAGAGGACATCGTGTTGCAGTTGCATCATTGCCATGTCAAAGCTTCTCAATCTCTGGAAACAGGAAAGGTTTTGAAGATGATAGAGGAAACCTTTTCTTTGACTTCCTCAGAATTATCAGAATTACAAGACCTGACTATTTGGTCATGGAAAATGTCAAAGGGCTTTGCAATCACGACAAAGGGAAAACTCTTGCCACGATTGAAGCTGAGTTGGAAAAATTGGGCTATCAGATCGAATGGTCTATCCTTAATAGCAAAGATTTCGGAGTCCCACAAAACAGAGAAAGAATATATCTCATTGGTAGACATTCTAGAACCAAACCCAGAGGAGCATTTTTTCCTCTCAGAAAGGGTAACAAAGAAAATCCTGGGAGAGTCGGGCAAGATTTGTCATACTGTTTAGATGCAAATTATCATAAAGGAACAAATACAACTTTAAAGGGTAGAAGACAATTAATTCAAATCAACAAACCTAAACACTCAAATGATAGAGTATATGATCCTAAAGGTATTTCTCCTACATTAAACACTATGCAAGGAGGAAATAGGCAACCATTTATTCTAACAGAAAGGAGAACTGAAGAAGCAAAGAAAATAAGAAGAGAACATAAGGCAAAAACTGGTAAAGACTTTTCACCTAGAAGAGGTAAAGAGGTAGTACCAAGAAAAGATGGTCTTGTAGGAACTTTAACTACATCACCAACTATAGAACAAACATTAGTGGATGAGAATGCAAAGATAAGAAGACTTACTCCATTAGAATGTTGGAGACTTCAAGGGTTTCCAGATGAGTGTTACCATTTAGCTAATGAAATACTCTCAAATACAAGACAGTATAAGGCTTTAGGTAACGCAATTACAGTTCCAGTTTTTCGGGCTATTGCAGAAAGATTGGAGGAACTTATAAATCCAGGAAAGGAGGATAAATGATAGAATACTTAATTTGGAAGCATCTCATGTTAATTGTTTTTACATGGGTAACAGTAGCCCATTGGGGAGAACCTCATGGGTTTGAGTGGATAACCTACTAATGGAGGTTATCATGAGAACACTAGGAATTAGGGTGATGGTCACCTTAATGTTGTACAGTTACATTTCATTTTTTACGCAATGGAATGTATTTTTAATTAATCTATTTTAGGAGAACAAAATGAAAGTTAAATTCATGGTAGAAGGAAAAGCAATAGAAGTTCAAGAAGAACTTGTAAAATACTTTGTAGATTCTAAATACCTCAGATCATCTTTGCGTAGGATTCCATTTTCCCAAGAGAACTTGGAAACTGCAAAGGCATTTGCAAAGATCATCTATAAGAATAGACCTTTGCGTGTACGTTGGAGAGGTACTAGGAAGCACCATCCAGACCACACAATTAAGTCTGAAGCTACTCATTTTGATGTATACGTTAGGTAGCATGGGCAAGGGTATTAAAAATAGAGGAACTAGGATTCACAAAGTCAAAACTAAATACAACCGAAAAACGGAGGATAATGTGAGTGTATTTTATTGCAACTCTTGTGATCAGCTTGTAGATTCAGATGAAGCTCCTAGTTTCGTCTATTTCTCAAATGATCGTACTTGGAAATGTGAGAACTGTCTAGAAAAAGATGGAGAACTTAACCTTTTAGAAGGAGATTCTTCATGGCTCAACGATGGTTTATAATGTTACCTGATATTTTCCACTTCTTCACAATATGGGGTTTTGGTGTACTGACAGGATTTTTTATATGTGTTATGTTTGTACTACTATATTGTTGGGGAGGTGGAGAAATCATGATTAAAATGGTTAATGCTAAAGATGCACAAAAATATCTCAGAGGGGAAGTATCCAATCTAGAAAAGGAATCTGACTGTAAATCAGAGGTCGTATGACTTAGTGAGTGCAAATCTCACCTTCCTCACCAAACCTTTAAAAAGGAGGAATTTTGAAATCAGAAAACATATTTGAAATCCAGAAAAGCTTAGAAGAAGAAATGGTTTATACTGGAATTGAAAAGTTTCAGAAGCAAGTAAGAGATGCTAAACGTAAAGGTTCAGAATCTATTACTCTTCATGGAATCTTACTGATGAAAAGGACAGTAACTACTCTCAGTAAAGCTATTCACACTCATATAACTGAGGAAGTAGCAAAACCAGGAAGAATGAAATCAGTAAGTCCTTTCCTGGCAATGCTTGATAATGATGTAGCATCTTTTATTTCTCTCAGAGCTTTAATGGATGGAATATCTCATTCTCAGAAACTTATGAATCTATCCCATCAGATAGGACAGGCATTATCTGATCAGGTACGATTCAGTATGTGGGAGGATAAGGACAAGGATTACTTCCAAATGTTAGTGAAAAAGATAGGAAAAATATCTGCTTCCAGACATTACAGAAGATATGGATTAATCCGTACTGCATCCTATAAAATGGGAGAAGAAATACCAGTTTGGACTCAGTTAGAACGAACTAAGGTAGGACAACTTATGATTGATCTGATCATTCGATCCACAGGATTAATCAAACTAGGTTCTACTAGAACTACAGGAAAAAAGTATTCCTCATATACTATCGTTCCAACTCAGGAAACCTTAGATATGATTCAAGATATAATTAATCAAGGAGAATTAATGTCTCCTGCATATCTACCAATGGTTACAACTCCTAAGAATTGGACTAACCCTAACAATGGAGGTTATTTAAGTCACAGATTACCATTCATTAAGGAAACTTATAAGAATGTCAAGAATGATATTCCATTTCATAATATGGATATGGAATTTGAATGTGTAAATTCTCTTCAAAATACCAAGTGGAAGATAAACACAAGAGTTCTAGAGGTAATGAAGGAAGCATGGGATCAAGGTAGAATTATAGGCTCAATGCCTGATCGTAATGAGCTTGATCTTCCTGCAAGAGTAGTTCCGAAAGACCTCAAGAAAAAAGATATGGATGAGGAAACAAAACTAAAGTTAAAAGGTTGGAAGGTAAAAGCTACCAAAGTATACGAAGAAAATATTAGAAGAAAGTCTCAACTCTTACAATTTATGAGAACTCTTAATTTAGCTAATAAATTCAAGGACTTTGAGCAGATTTATTTTCCGTATCAAGCTGACTTTAGAGGAAGAAAATATACTGTATCTTCTTTCCTTACTCCTCAAGGTACAGAATACGCAAAATCTCTCCTGACATTCGGAGAAGGTTTACCAATAGAGAATCAGGAACAAAAAGATTGGCTTGCTATTCATGGTGCAAACTGTGCAGGAGTAGACAAAGTTTCTTTTTCTGAAAGAATCCAATGGGTCTTGGATAATGAGGAGCATATTATCAAATCTGCGGAACTTGGATTGGATTATGATTGGTGGACACAATTTGATGATGCTTGGCAGTTCTTTGCATTCTGCTCAGAATGGGCTGTATTGAAAAGAAAAGGTCTAGGGGTACTCAGCTATCTCCCGATAGCTTTAGATGGCTCTAACAATGGTTTACAGCATTATTCAGCTATGTTGAGATGTCCTATCGGAGGTAAAGCAACAAACTTAACAAAAGAATCATCTCCACAGGACATTTACCAGGAAGTTGCAGATGTAGTATTTCGGGAAACCAAAAAACTAGCTTCTTTGGATGATCCCATAGCAAAAGTATGGCTTGAATCTGGTCTTATAAATCGTAAGATGACAAAAAGACCAGTAATGGTTGTTCCTTATGGTGGAACTAGGTTTAGTGCAATGGTTTATGTTGAAGAATATGTAGAAGATCAATTCAGGAAAGGAGAAAAACTCAGAATCCCTGAGAATGAATCTCTATCTAAGTACATAAACTGGATTACTACCTTAGTTTGGGATGCCATAGGAGAAGTTGTAGTTTCTGCAAGAGAAGCTATGACTTGGATAAGAGATGTAAGTTCTGAGCTTTCCAAAAAAGGTTATCCTGTAATTTGGAAAACTCCAACTGGACTTTATATCTACCAACATTACAAGGCTTTTAAATGGAGACAAATAAACACTACCATTGATGGTAAGCTCCTCAAGCCTGTAATTTATGAAGAGGATGGTAAAAAGATAGATGTACTCAGGTCAGTAAATGGATCAGCACCTAACTTTGTACATTCTCTGGATGCCTCAGCACTAACCCTAACTGTGCATCTATGTAATAAGGAGGAAATAAGTAGTTATGCAATGATCCATGACAGTTATGGAACTCATGCAAAAAATACTCCTAAGATGGCAAAGCTTCTAAGAGAAGCATTCGTAGACATTTATAAGAACAATGATGTCTTGGATGACTTTTATAAAGCTGCTTTGGAAGTATTGGATGAAGTTCCTGAACCTCCTAAGATGGGAAATTTAAATATTCATGAGGTGTTAAGATCACCTTATTTTTTCTGTTAATAATTCTTTTTACCTACTCTAGATATAAGAAAGGAAAATATGAAAGATATAGAATATCAAGCAATAGAAATATTAAAATCAGGAGAACCTTTACCTGTAGATATTTATATTGAACTTACTAATTCTGGAATAGATCCAGAATATCTTATTAACCTATTTTTTAAAAAGGAGGATATAGAAGAAGAATATGAAGATGATGGATTAGATCCTATTCAAATGGAAATAATAAATCAATTTAAATCGTATCAATATACTGTATAATATATAATATATAATAAGGAGAACAATATGGCAGTAACTAAAATGGTTTCGCCCAAAGCAAAATGTAAATGGGTAAATGTAAAAAGACCACATCCTGATTATGATGTGTATCAGATTAATCTTTTGCTTCCTGCTAAGTCAAAGCAAGCAAAGGATTGGATGGCTCAGATTGATAACTGGATTGCTGAGGAAGTTAAGTCTTCAGGAAAAAAGCCTTCTGAGTATGTTCCATACAAGGAAGATGGAGATGATATCATCTTCAAGTTCAAGCAGAAAGCTAGTATCAGAGGGAAAAATGGAGAGTCTCGTGATGTTAAGATCATGGTAGTTGATTCTCAGATGAAGCCCTGTAATGTTGATATTGGTTGGGGATCAACAGTCAAAGTATCTTATTCTCCTATTCCCTATACTGTAAATGGGAAGTCAGGAGTTACCATGTATTTCAATGCAGTTCAGGTTATTGATCTGGTTGAATACGAAGGTTCTGATACTTCAGGATTCGCTAAGGAAGAAGGTTTTATATCGGAAGAACCTTCTGAGAATCCTTTTGTAACCAGCGAAGATGAATCTACTTCTGACGATGAAGAAGACTTTTAATCGTTATAGGTCTGATTTAGAGGGTCTGGTTGCAGATCAACTGGAAAAGCAGAGAGTCAAGTATATCTTTGAACCTCACAAAATAGAGTATGGAGTTCCAAAACGATATACTCCAGACTTTCTGCTTCCGAATGGTATCTTAATAGAAGTCAAGGGATGGTTTAAAGCTGAAGATCAGAGAAAACACAGACTTATAAAGCAACAACATCCCGAATTAGACATTAGATTTGTATTTCAAAAACTAAGTAAAAAAGTTCAAGGAGGAAGGTTCACTTGTAAAGAGTGGTGTGAGAAGTATGATTTTCTATATGCCGAATCAATAGTTCCTAACTCTTGGATTCATGAAAAATAAAACTGGTGAGGTAGGTGTAGAGGGGAAACTAATAATATAAGGCATTTTTTGCCATCACTTATTAGCATCGTGTAACCAGTTTTCTAATTAAAGGGGAATTATGGGAGAACAAGAATCTACTTGCATCTCCCATGCTCCATGTCCTAGATGTGGTTCAGCAGATAACCTAGCAATCTACGATGATGGGCATGGTTGGTGTTTTACTCCAGGATGCGGTTACAGACAGAAAGGAGATAACGAAAATAACACTAAACAAGAGGAGAATTATTCAATGGATTTAGTAAAAGGAGAACGTCTTCCACTTAAAAAGCGTGGTATCAATCAAGCTACTGTGGACAAGTGGGGATATGAAACAGGAACTTTCAAAGGTAAGAAAGTTCAGATTGCAAATTACAAAAAAGATGGACATGTAATCGCTCAAAAGTTACGTTTTCCTAACAAGGACTTTCTATTTCTTGGTAACACTAAGGAAGCAGGATTATACGGAAAGCACCTTTGGGAAAAAGGTAAGATGATTACGATTTGTGAGGGAGAACTAGATGCAATGTCTGTTTCTCAGGCACAAGGAAATAAATGGCCTGTTGTATCTATTGCAACTGGAGCTGCTGGAGCTAGGAAAGCAATCCAGAATGACTTAGAATACTTGGAAAATTTTGAATCAGTTATTCTAATGTTTGATCAGGATGAAGCAGGACAGAAAGCTGTGGATGAATGTGTCCAGTTGTTTAGTCCAGGAAAAGTGAAGATAGCAACTCTTCCACTTAATGATCCTAATGAGATGATCAAGGAGGGAAGAGGAGCAGATATAATAAGTGCTATATGGGGAGCAAAATCCTATAGACCTGACGGAATCATAGACGGAAAAGATACTTGGGAATTAGTATCAACTTCTCAGAAATCTGAATCCGTTCCTTATCCTTTTAATGGCTTGAATAATATGACACAAGGCATTCGTAAAGGAGAGATAGTAACCATTACCGCAGGATCAGGTATAGGTAAGAGTCAGTTATGTAGAGAAATAGCTTACTCATTAATTCTCCGTAACCAGAAGGTAGGTTACTTAGCTCTTGAGGAGAACACAAAACGAACTGCACTTGGATTTATAGGTTTGTACTTAAATAAGCCAATTCATTTACAGAATGTAGAATACACTAAAGAGGAGTTGAAAGATGGATTTGATAACGTATTGGGAACTGGTAATTTGTTTATGTATGATCATTGGGGGAGTATGGAAATCTCCAATCTTTTCAACAAGGTACGATACCTCGTTAAGGGAATGGGATGTACTCACATTATCCTTGATCATATCACCATTATATTATCTGGTTTGGAAGGTGGTGATGAGCGTAGAATGTTAGACTTTGTAATGACTAAGCTGAGAAGTTTAGTTGAGGAAGTCCAATGTTCTTTGGTTCTTGTTTCTCATCTCCGTAGACCCACAGGAGATAAAGGTCACGAAGAAGGAGTAAGAACATCATTAAATCAACTTAGAGGATCTCATGGTATCGCTCAACTTTCAGATATTGTAATTGGATGTGAGCGTAATCAGCAAGATGAGGAAAATTCTGATCTAACTACAGTTAGAATATTAAAGAATCGTTGGACAGGAGAAACTGGTATTGCAGATACTCTTCATTATTCAAAAGAAACAGGGAGAATGACCGAAGCTGCTTCAAAAGAAGAAGCTAAATCTTATGGATTTGAAAAGGAGGAAAAGGAGGATTTCTAATATGGAAAATATAATCTTAGACATAGAAACTGATGGTCTTTTAGATACATGTACTAAGGTACATTGTCTGGTTATGAAAGTAGAATCTACTAATCATATAGAGGTAGCTACTACTGATTCAGAAATAAAGAAAGCAGTACATAAATTAAGAACTAGTCATATCATAGGACATAACATTCTAGGATTTGACTTGGAAGTATTAAAACGATTTTATGGTTTAAGTGTGCCTATAGATCAGGTAACTGATACACTTATTCTATCTCGTTTAATTTATTCTGACATCAGAAATGAAGATGCTTCAGTTCGTAGATTAGAACCTCGTTTATGGGGATCTCATTCTCTGGAAGCGTGGGGATATCGTCTTGAACATTACAAGGGAGAATTTGGTAATGAAATAGAAGACTTCCAGGAACTCTCCCAAGAGATGATAGACTACTGTAAGAACGATGTTGAACTCACGGATATTTTATGGAAAAATTTAAAGTCAAAATTACCATCAGAAAAATCCATACGTTTGGAACATAGTATTGCCGACATTTGTTTTCAGCAGGAAAAAACTGGGTTTAGTTTTGATGAAGAAAATGCTATCAAATTATACTCCAAACTATCCAAGAGAAGAGATGAACTATCTGAAGAACTTAAAAAAGTCTTTGGAACATGGCTTATCAATGAAGGACTTAGAAGGAATGAACTCTATACCAAGATAAAAATTATAGAGTTTAATCCGAACTCAAGGCAACACATAGCTAAGAGACTAAAAGAACTAAGAGGTTGGAAACCTAAAGAGTTTACTCCTACTGGTGAACCTAAAGTTGATGAGAGTATTCTTAGGAAATTAGATTATCCAGAAGCTAAGTTAATGTCTGAATATCTAATGATTAATAAACGCATTGGTCAACTTGCAGAAGGTGATCAAGCTTGGCTTAAACTCGTAAAGGAGGGGAGATTACATGGCAGAGTCAACACGATGGGAGCATCGACTTCAAGGGCATCTCATTCGCATCCAAACCTCGCTCAAGTACCAAATACAAATGCACCCTTTGGGAAAGATTGCAGGGCTTTATTTATTCCGACTAGAGGACAGAAACTATTGGGAGTTGATGTCTCTGGTCTTGAGTTGCGTTGCTTATCGCATTATCTTGCTAAGTATGACAATGGTGAATATGGTAAGAAACTTCTGGAGGAGGACATACATACTGTTAATCAGGAAGCTGCCGGATTATCTACGAGGGATCAGGCGAAAACATTCATATATGGTTTTCTGTATGGTGCAGGAGATCAAAAGATCGGTGAAATCGTGGGGAAAGGAAGGCGAGAAGGGAACTCATTAAAGAAAAAATTCTTATCTCAACTTCCTGCATTGAAATCACTAAGAGAAGCTGTTCAAAAGAAAGCAGTAGAACAAGGTACTATAAGAGGATTAGATGGTAGACTTGTTCCTGTTAGATCTAAACACGCAGCTCTCAATACACTCCTACAATCAGCAGGAGCTATTATTTGTAAACAATGGGTAGTAGAATTACATTCTCTACTTAATAAAAAAGGCTTCAAACGTGGTGAAGATTACGATCAAGTAGCTTTTGTCCATGATGAAGTTCAACTTACAGTAAAGGAGAACTATGCAGAAGAAATCGGTAGAATTTGTGTCGAGGCAATTACCTCTACAGGAGTTGGATTTGGACTCCGAATCCCACTCTCAGGAGAGTACTCCATCGGGAATAATTGGGGAGAAACACATTAGAGAATCTCAAGGTAAAGCTAATCAAACTATCGGCTTGGCAGGAGAATCTTTAGTACAATATATATTACATCGTTGGCATTACGAAGTATTTAAACCTTGTAATCCAAGTAGTAGATGTGACTTTGTAGTTTGTAATGGAGATTCATGGACTACAATACAAGTTAAAGCTACAGAGAAAAAAGATTCAGTAAGTTTAAGAAGAGAAAAAGGAGGAAGAAAAGGTCAAAAGAAAAGAGAACAATATCGTTATACTGAAAAAGATTTTGATTTTTTATTCACAGTAAAGTTTCCAAAAATTTATGTTATACCTTTCTCTGCATTAAAAGGTAAGGGAGAAATAACACAAACTGTAATGTTAAAAGATTACGAGGATTACGCATACGATCTAACTAATCTTGAGACATATAACAATCCACCACAATTATAAGAGGATATATGAAATATTCAGCTAGAGTAGCAGTAATAGATGCAGACATTCTACTTTATAAAGCTTGTCGAAGTGCGGAAGAAGAAGTAGATTGGGGAAATGATCAATGGTTATTATGGTCTGACTTAGATACAGTAAAACATATCATAGATGATCAAGTAGATTCATTGGTAGAAGATATGAATGCAGACAGAACTATTCTTTGTTTTTCTGATAAAGAAAATTTCAGGAAACATATTAATCCTGAATATAAAGCTAACCGAAAAGGAGGTAGAAAACCTATCTGCTTTAAAGCAGCTTTAGAATATTGTAAAGAACAATATCCATACAGACAATTTACAAACCTAGAAGCAGATGATGTAATAGGAATTATTGCTACTACAGAAAATGATAATGAATATGTAATTGTTAGTGAAGATAAAGATCTTTTGACTATTCCAGGATATCATTGGAATGAAAAAACGAAAGAAATATATTACATAGATATTGAGGAAGCTGATTTTAATTTTTATTACCAGACTTTAATAGGGGATGCTGTAGATAATTATAAAGGCTGTCCTAATGTGGGTAAAGTTAAAGCTACAAAACTTTTAACTGAAGCTCAAAAAGAAGGAAAAGATCTTTGGGAAACTGTAGTAAATAGATTTGAAGAAGCAGGATCAACCAAAGAAGAAGCTATACTAAATGCTCGTATGGCTAGAATACTCAGGAAGTGTGAGTATGATAGGAAAAATAATAAAGTTATCTTATGGAAAGATAATAAAATAATTCATGAACCTAATCTATGGAGAACAAATGACAAATTATGATTTTGGTAGAGGTGATCAAGAAAATATAAAGAAACTTCAAGCGAGAAATAATACACCTGTTGTATTAAAAGATGAATTAAATACTTCTCGATTTGAAAAAGAGGAAGTAACTAATCCGAAACATTATGATAAAGTTGGATTTGGTATTCAACCTTTAGAATATATTATTGCAAATGAATTAGATTTCTTAGAGGGTAATGTAATTAAATATGTTTCTCGTTATCCTCATAAAGGAGGAGTAAATGATTTATTAAAAGCTAGAACCTACATTGAAAAACTTATTGAAAGAGAGAGGATCAAAAATGAATAAATTACCTACACAATATCAGGAGTATATACATTTAAGTCGTTACTCAAGATGGTTACCTGAAGAAAAACGAAGAGAAACTTGGGAAGAAACTGTGTCTCGATACTTCAAATTCTTTACAGAACATCTAAAAGAAAATTTTTCCTATGAAATACCTATTGGTACTTACATAGAATTGGAAGAAGCTGTACTAAATCTAGAGGTAATGCCTTCCATGCGTTGCCTCATGACAGCAGGACCCGCCTTAAAGAAAGAAAATATTGCAGGATATAATTGTGCATATACTCCAGTAGATAATGTAAAATCTTTTGATGAAATTTTATATGTACTTATGAATGGAACAGGAGTAGGTTTTTCTGTAGAAACTCAGCATATTCACAAACTTCCTTTTGTTCCTGGAGAGCTACATCCTACTGATACTATTATAAAAGTTAGAGATTCTAAACTTGGTTGGGCTAAAGCGTTCCGTGAATTACTTTCACTTTTATGGACAGGCTTAATTCCAACTTGGGATGTATCGGAAGTCAGACCAGCAGGATCAGTACTCAAGACATTTGGAGGAAGAGCATCAGGTCCTGAGCCATTGGTTTCTTTATTTCAATTTACTATAGAAAAATTTAAAGGAGCAACAGGTAGAAGACTCCGTGCATTAGAGTGTCACGATATTGTATGTAAAATTGCAGAGTGTATTGTGGTAGGAGGAGTTAGAAGGAGTGCTCTTCTTTCTCTTTCAGATCTTGGAGATGATGAACTCAGGAATTGTAAGAGTGGAGAGTTTGGATATGAAAACTCCCAAAGATATCTAGCAAATAACTCAGCAAACTATCATGAAAAACCAGACTTAGGAACATTCTTAAAGGAATGGAGAAGTCTTTATATGTCTAAGTCTGGTGAGCGTGGTATTTTTTCCTCATTTAATGCTAAAAAACACACAGAAAAATTAGGAAAACGAAGAAATACTGAGTATGAGTTTGGTACTAATCCTTGTTCTGAAATAATTCTTAGACCTAGAGAGTTCTGTAATTTAACAGAGGCAGTAATAAGACCTGAAGATTCTTGGAAAGATATAGAACGTAAGGTCAGACTAGCTACAATTCTAGGAACATGGCAAAGTACCCTTACTAATTTCAGGTATATTTCTAACAAATGGAAATCAAATTGTGATGAAGAAAGACTACTTGGTGTTTCATTAACTGGAATTATGGATAATAAACTAACCAATGGTCATGAATATAACCATGAAAGATTAGCTAGTAAATTAGAAACTCTTAAAGAAACAGCAGTATCAGAAAACGAGGAAGTAGCAGATGAAATAGGTATTAATCCTTCAGCTGCTATTACTGCAATTAAACCTAGTGGAACAGTAAGTCAATTAGTTGACTCTGCTTCTGGTATACATACAAGACATAATCCGTACTATATCAGAACTGTTAGAGGAGATAAGAAAGATCCGATATCTAAGCTAATGGTAGATCAGGGAATTCCTTATGAAGATGATGCAGTTAAACCTGAAACTGGATATGTATTTTCTTTTCCTATGCAGTCTCCTAAAAATGCAGTATATAGAAATGATCTTTCAGCAATAGATCAGCTAGTTCTACATTCAGTTTATTCAGAAGCTTTTACTGAACATAAAGTATCTCAAACAATCTCAGTAAAAGAAGATGAGTGGCTAGAAGTAGGAGCATTTGTATATCGAAACTTTGATTCTATATCAGGAGTTTCATTCTTACCTTATTCTGACCACATTTATAAGCAAGCACCCTACCAAGACTGCTCTGAAAAAGAGTATAAATCCCTCTTAAAAAAGATGCCTACCTTAGACTGGACCAAACTTTCTGAATATGAAAAGGATGATTTTACTACCTCTTCCCAAGAGCTTTCTTGCTCAGGGGGAGCATGTGAAATTACCTAATAAATTCAGTAACTAATAATTAACCCTTTGTTTTAGTATATACAAAATTACTACTCTAGAAGAAAGGGTTAATATTATTAGGAGATTAAATGATTGGAGCATACAATATTTCAGAAGATCTTATAGATTGGCTCAAAGATACCTTCCCTAATAAATTACCTACTGATAAATCTTGTAGTATAGAATATATTAGATTCCTTCAAGGACAACAAGAAGTTATAAATGTTATTAATTCAACTTATAAAGAGAGTTTAGACGATGTGTATACCAACAGGTAGTAGTTCTCCTAAGAAAGTTGAGTTAGATCCTATTACTGCTTTAGCAGGAAAAGGTATTAAACATGAAGACCCTCGATTTCAAGCTAATAAACAGAGGAAAAAAAGAATGAATCTAAGAATTACAAAACCAAAAGCTGCATAAAATTATAAAGAGGATATGTTAAAACTTGTAAGTCAAAGAAAAATAAAAGAGAACTGGAAAACCTACAAGGAACAAGTTAAAGAAGCAATGGTTTCTACAGATGGAGGATTAGCTTTCTTTAAAGACAACACAGAAGAAACATTAAAAGGAATTTATTCTAGATTAATGAATCCATTTAGTCATCAGATGCATTTATGGATTGATGATGACGATGAGTATTTATTACTAACACATATACAAGTTTGTGAGTTTACAGAAACAAAAACTTTATTATTATTTTCTTTAACTCGTACTAAAGATGTGGATAAAGAAACTATAATTCAACGATGGGTAGATGGTTATCCCATTATATCCACTTTTGCATTACAAAACGATTGCAAAGGAATTACTGCATTTACTGATCTTGACTATTTCGTTCAGGTAGCAAAGAAATTAGCAAAATTAGTAAACAAAGAAATTATAATCCGCTACCAATACTACGTTCCGTTATGAAAATATATACCAAAATAATCTATGAGTGGTTAGATGGTAAATTGGTAGAACAATCCTCAGACTCTTTTGAATACGAAGGTGACCTTACTCTATGCGGAGGAGGTGGAGGAGGTGGAGGAACTATTGCTCAAACAATAGATAAAGCAGATGATTTTGCCACAGATCCTATTGGTACTACAACTGATGCAATAAGTAATGTAGGAGAACAAGTAGACGATGCAATAACAGATCCAGTAGGAACAGTTACAGATACAGTAGGAGATGCTCTACAAACTGGTGCAGATTCATTATCTGGAGAAATAGAAAATGTAGCTACCACAGCTACTACTAATCTTGCTCCTGTTACCGAAGCAGTATCAAGTATGGGAACAGGATCAGGAGGAACATTAGGAGATCTTGCAGGAGGAGCTGCTTATTATGGAAATTTAGTAACAGAAAATGTTAGTGGAGCAGTAGATTTTATTGGAGAAAAAGCTCAAGAACTTAGTAATTTTATTAATCCTGCATCAGGAGGAGAGATAGTTCAATTAGATAAAAAAGATGCTTTTAAAGGAGCAAAAATTAAAAAGGATAAAAAAGATTTAGGAGTAAATAAAGCTAAACAAAGAGCTAGATCATCCTTGAGAATCAGTAAATAATGGCTTACAAAAAAAAGAAACAAACAAAAACTTCTATTAATATAGAAGCAGAATATCCAGATGAAGGAGAAGTAAAATCAAAATATTCTAGATACCTAACTGACAGAGATAATTATCTCCGAAGAGGTAGAGAAGCTTCTTTATTTACTATTCCTACCTTACTTCCTCAAGAAGGTTTTGAAAGTTCCTCAGAAATAACTACACCTTATCAATCTATAGGAGCAGAAGGAGTAAATAATTTAAGCTCTAAGCTTCTTATGTCTTTACTTCCTCCTAACGCACCCTTCTTTCGTTTAGTAGTTGATAATGCTGAACTGGAAGCTATGTTAGCTGAACAAAAGTCTCAAGCAGAAGAAGGTCTTGCAAAGATTGAACGTATGGTAATGCAAGAAATAGAAGTTAGAGGACTTAGAGTTCCTGTATCTGAAGCATTAAAACAACTTATTGTTACAGGAAATGTGCTTCTTTATTTACCTCCTAATGATCAAATAAGAGTATTTCGTTTAGATCGTTATGTAGTTAAACGAGATGCAATGGGTAATGTATTAGAAATTATTACAAAAGAATCATTATCTCCATTGTCTCTTCCAGAAAGAGCTAAGGAACTTATTGCTGATCCAGATTCAGATACTCCTACAAAAAATCATGATTTATATACTTGTGTAAAATGGACAGGAAGAAACTGGATGATCCATCAAGAAATAAATGGAGGAATAGTTCCAGGATCAGAAGGTAGTTTTCCTAAAAATAAATGTCCTTATATTGCACTAAGATTTATTGCAATGGATGGAGAAGATTATGGTCGTGGATATGTAGAAGAATATTTAGGAGATTTAAAATCTTTAGAATCATTAACTCAATCCATTGTTGAAGGTTCTGCCGCAGCAGCAAAGGTTTTATTTCTTGTAAGACCCAATGGAACTACTAGAGTTAAGACACTTGCAGAGTCTCCGAATGGTGCAATAGTCACAGGAGATGATAACGATGTATCTTCTCTACAACTTGGTAAGTCTCAGGATTTTAATGTAGCACAACAAACGATACAAATGTTACAGACAAGACTTTCCAGAGTGTTCTTAATGAACTCTTCAATTAGAAGAGATGCAGAACGAGTTACCGCAGAAGAAATAAGGATAGCACATCAGGAACTAGAGATTGCATTAGGTGGAGTTTACTCAGTTCTTTCTCAAGAATTTCAATTACCTTTGGTAGAACTTCTAATGAATAAAATGGAGAAAGAAAAGAAAATTCCTGAGTTACCTAATGAAGGATTAAAACCTCTTATAATTACAGGAGTAGAAGCTCTTGGTAGAGGAGAAGATCTAAATAAACTTGGAATGTTTTTACAACAACTAAGTCCATTAGGACCACAAGTAATACAGGAATTGAATGTTGAAGATTATATAACAAGACTTGCAGGATCTCTTGGAATTGATACTGAAGGACTTGTTAAATCTCCAGAGCAGAAACAAGCTGAAATGGAAGCAGCTCAGGCACAGCAACAAATGATGATGAATCAACAAATGATGGGTAAAATGGCAGAAAAAGCCACTCCAGAAATGGTTAAGGGAATGAGCCAACAAGGTATGGATCAAGCACCTTCTCCAGAAATGACTAACTAACCTTTTAAAGAGGAAACTCAATGGCAGAATTTCAACAAATAAGTACACACGAAGAAGCTCCACCACCTCCTGAAGGAACAAAGGAGCATGAACAAGCTATGGTTCAACTAGCAGAGGAAGCTGGTGCAGTAGAACGAGATGATGAACAACCAGCGTGGTTACCTGATAAGTTTGAAAGTCCTGAAGATATGGCGAAAGCCTATCACGAATTAGAAAAAAAGTTATCATCTAATTCGGAGTCTGTGACGGACAGCGATGAGGGTACACCACCTCCGCAGACTCCTCAATTAAATGCTGATGAAGCTAAAAAAACTTTAGCTGATCAAGGATTAGATTATGATAAATATTATAATGAGTACTTAGAAAATAATACTCTTTCTGAAGAATCATACAAAGAATTAAATGAAAAAGGTATGAGTACAGAAATGGTAAATTCATGGATAGATGGACAGCAAGCTATATCAGATCAATTACAAAATATAGCATTTAATTCTGTAGGAGGAGCAGAACAATATCAAACAATAATTGATTGGGCAGGAAAATCCTTAGCTCAAAATGAAATAGATTCTTTTAACAGGGCATTAGAGAGTTCTAATCCAGACGATAGTTTATTTGCGATTAAATCTCTTAATGCTAGATACAAAATGGAACAAGGTAGTTCCCCTAACCTTTTACAAGGATCAACTGGTGGATCTTCAGCCGAAGCATTTACATCGCTAGCTCAAATGTCTGAGGCAATGAAAGATCCTAAATACCATACTGATCCGGCTTTTAGGGATGAAGTAACTAGGAAACTAGAATCTTCTAACCTAATGTAATACGGAAGAACACACGAGAAAATTATTGCCCTCTGAGGAGGATAACTTTAATTGAGGTACGATGTAGTTATAGCCGTAACTAAATTCGTGCTAGGTAAAACTAGTTAAACTTAACCTTAATTAAATTAAATTATGTCCGCAACTAATTATGTTGGTCACAGATCTGGTATGGTCAATGCGGCTAATAACTCTAGAGCGTTATTTCTAAAGTTATATGCCGGAGAGGTCATGACCGCCTTTCAGACCAAAAACATAATGATGAACTATACGAGAACCCGAAATATTTCAAAGGGTAAATCGGCTCAGTTTATCATGACAGGAAAACACAGGACTGCTGGATATCATACTCCTGGAAATGAGATTATCCCAGCAGCAGGAGCTAAACATACAGAGAGACTTGTCACTATTGATGATCTCTTAATTGTGAATCAATTCATCCCTAATATTGATGAAGCGATGGCTCATTATGATATACGTTCAGTCTATTCTTCAGAAGCTGCTTATGGATTAGCTTATGCCGCTGATAAGAATATTCTCAGAATGGCTATTAAAGCCGCTTTAACAACTTCTAAAGCTACAGCAGCAGATCTTGTTCAAGATAACGTAGCATGGGATGATGAAGATTTTACAACAAACGTGGCATACGCTGCAAACCTTGCTAACTCTGTAAAATCCATGTATTTTATGGAAGGAGTTATTGAAGCTAAACGTCTTCTTGAGGGTGCAGGAGCACCTTTAGATGATTTAGTATGTGTTTGTGCAACAGATATTTACTATCACATGTTTAAATCTCAAACCAACTCTGAAACTACTGCTAACTTGCACCTATTTAATCAAGATGTAGGTGGAAGTGGTTCAGTTAAAGATGTAGATCTCCCAAGTATTGCAGGAATTCCAGTAGTTAGAACTCCTCATATTGGAACAGGTGGTTCTGGTGGTTGGGCAACTAATCTTTGGACTATGAGTGGTTCAGGTGGTTCTCGTGCTGGTGCAGTTCCGGCTGCCGATGCACCATTAGGATCTGCTGAATCTAATAGAGCAACTGTTTATGATCTTCCTGCTGGTGCTGTTTATGGCGGTGCAGGAGAGCAAGTTCGTGCTCTTATCATGAACAGAGATGCAGTAGCAACTGTGAAACTCTTAGATCTTTCGGTTGAGACAGATTATATGGTCAATCGTCAGGGAACTCTAATTGTTTCCAAGTATGCAATGGGTCATAACATACTACGACCAGCAATGGCTGTAGCACTTACTGCACCTGTTAGTTAACCTTTTTTGTGGGATGTAGTTTATCCTCTTGCTATGTCCCACGTTTTGTAGAGGGGTGACAGTAGTTCTCCATACCCCTCTACTCTCCTTTCCTCACTTTAATTAATCCTCAAATATGGCTGTATCAAAGACTACTAAATTAGATGCTATTAATTCCATGCTTATTGGAATCGGAGAAGCTCCTGTAAATACACTTAACTCAGGACTTCAAGAAGCTGAAGTAGCTGCCATACTCCTTGATAATGTATCTCGTGAAGTCCAATCAGCTTGTTGGTCTTTTAATACCGATTTACGTTATACACTTACTCCTAATACTGCAAAAGAAATTGTCCTTCCTAGTAATACTTTAGTAATAGACACTACAAAATTAAAAAGAGATTATAATACAGATGTAATAGAACGTAAAAGTAGACTGTATGATAGAACAAAAAATAGTTATGAATTTGATGGTGATGTAGAAGTAGATATTACATACCTTTTTGATTTTGAAGAACTACCAGAAGTAGCTAGACGATATATTACATTAAGAGCAGGAAGAAAATTCCAAGAAAACATACTTGGTTCAAGTGAAATGACTCAACTTCAATTTAAAGATGAACAAGCTGCTTTAATAAACTTGAGAGATTTTGAATCTCAATCAGCAGATTATAATATATTTGATAATTATGATACTTATGCAGCTGTAGATAGAGGTTTAAGTTCTCCTGTAAATACCTTAGATACTCAAAGAAGATTATATTCCTGATATGCCTTTTATTTCTAGTTCCATACCTAATTTAATTAATGGTATTTCTCAGCAACCAGCAGAAATTAGATTAGCTTCACAAGCAGAAAGACAAGTGAATGGTCTAAGTTCTGTAGCTAGAGGTCTTGAAAAACGACCCGGAACTGAACATAAAGCAAAATTATCTAGTACCGCAGAATCAGATTCTTTTATTCATAGTATACGAAGAGATAGAGATGAAGAATATACTATGGTTTGTAGTAGGACTTCAGGAGGAAATAAGACTCTTGAATTATATGATAAGGATGGAACTGCTGTTCCTGTAAAATCTGCACCAACTTCTAATGCTTCCACTTCTACAAATGATATTACAAATTCAAATTTATCCTATCTAGAAACAACTTCAGTAAAAGATAATATAGTTGCAACTACTGTAGCAGATACAACTTTTCTTATTAATAAAACAGTTACAGTAAATAAAGCAGATGCAGATGGAGAAGTTTCAGGAGAAGGAATTTCAACATATTTATCTAAAAAAGGATCAGATAATTTAGTTAGTACTTGGGCAAATGGTTATGAAGGATTTATTTTTGTAAAAGTTGGAGATTATAGTTCAAAATATGTAGTACATTTAACAGTAGAAGGAGGTTCGTTAAATGGAAATACATATAAAATAGGATATCAGACTCCGGCATCTAATGTTTCTCTTAATCAATCACACATAGGAACAATGAATATTGCTGATGTGTTGATGTATGGAAGCACTAAATGTACTGGAAGTCATTGGAATACTTTTGATAGTACTGAACCTGCGGAAGGTTTTGGTGGTAGAAAAATAGAAGCTGATAAAGATGAAAATGGAGCTGCTGCAGCAGGAACAGGAGCAGACAAAGGATACTTTGATGGGTTTACTACTGGAACAGGAACAGATGCTATGGAAGATGTACCAGATCTTCCTTTTACATTTTCATTAGAAAAAAGTTCAAGTGTAATTATTATAAAAAGTACTCAACCATTTAGTATAAAAACTTTTGATTCTCATGGTGGAAAAGATTTAATAGGTGTTACAGATTCTACAACATCGTTTACAAATTTACCCGGAACTGGAATTCCTAATAATTACATTGTAAAAATTGCAGGAAGTGGTACAGCAACTCAAGATGATTTTTATGTTAAATATGTTTTAGCTGACACAGTTTGGAAAGAAACGATAGGTCCTTCTTTAGAAACAGGATTTGATATTAGTACTATGCCTCATCGTTTAATAAGAGTGTATGATGAACAAACTCCAGCAAATAAATATTTTCTTTATGAACCAGTAAAAGAAGCTGCTGCTAGTAATGGCGTAGGAGCACGTTTTGGATGGTCTTCAAGGAAAGCAGGAGATGATGATAGTAACCCTTTTCCATCATTTACAGGAGGTAAGATTAATGATATATGTTTTCATAAAAACCGTTTTGGAATCCTTAGTGATGAAAATATTATATTTTCCGTTTCAGGAAACTTCTACAATTTTTTTCCAATTTCTGTAATGACAGGATTGGATAGTAATCCGATTGATATTTCCGTATCTAATAATGAAGTTTCTATTCTTAAACACGCTGCAGCATTTGACCAAAGCTTACTGCTCTTCTCAGACTTTCAACAATTTAGTTTAAATAGTAGTGATGGTGCATTTACTCCTTCTAATGTATCCGTAGATGTTGTAACACAATTTGAAAGTACTGCTCAAGCTCCTCCTGTATCTTCTGGTAAATTTGTTTATTTTCCATTTCAACGTGGAGAATATGCAGGAGTAAGAGAATATTATGTTGATGTAGGATCTTCAGATTCTAATGATGCTACAGATATAACTGCCCATGTTCCTCAATATATAAAAGGAACTATTAGTAAAATGGTAGTTAGTTCTACTGATCAAATGATAGCAGTATTGAGTACTGATGATACTAAAAGAGTTTATGTTTATAAAAACTTTTGGAGAGGTCAGGAAAAAATACAAAACTCTTGGAGTCATTGGACATTTGATGGAGATGTATTAAACTGTGCATTCTTAGGATCAACTTTAAAGCTACTTATAAAAAGATCTGATGGTTTATATTTAGAAGATATTAACCTAAGCTTAGATTCCGCAGAAGCAGTTATGGAAGACGATACAGCAGTTCTTTTGGATAGGAGAGTTAAATTAACTTATGCTTCAAGTTTTACTCTTTCAGCTTCTAATCTTCCTTACTATGCAAATAAACCTAGTAATATGGTTTATGTTACAGACAACGCAAGAAAGCTTACTACAGAAGCACAGATAAATGAATATTTATCAGATTCAAGTAATCAAGATAACGTAGTATACGCAGGAATCCCATACACCTTTGAATATGAATTCTCAAGATTTATTCATAAGGAAAACGAACTTCCTATACAAACTGCAAAACTGCAAATTAGAAATATTAATTTACTCTACAATAAAACTGGATTCTTTAATGTAAAAGTAAATGTAACTCCAGGAACTATTAAGATTCCTGATGGATCTGGAGGAACTACTACTGTTACTCCTCGTACAAACTACTCTAAGAACTTCTCAGGAATGCTCACCAACACTTCTTCATTTGGTGAATATAAATTGCTTTCAGGAACATTCAAAAGCTCCGTCATGACAAATAGTTCTAATTGTAATATTATATTAGAGAATAATGAATATTTACCCTGTGCCTTTCAGAGTGCAGAATGGGAAGGGTTCTTACACAAAAGAAGCCAAAGAGTTTAAATGTATTATAAGGATCATGTGAAGCCTTTTGAACCTTCTTATATTGATCTTTTAGGAGATAATATATGTGAGGTAGATAAAGATGAAGTATATGCAACCTCTGGACAAGCTCCTAAAGAAGCAATAACTACTTCTATAATAAGAAGTGACCAGTTAATATGTTATTTTAATAAAGATAAATTACTAGGTATTGGAGGAGTAGCTTTAGAAGATAATGGGGATGGAATTCCGTGGTTTTTAAGAACTAATTATTTTACTTCTTGGAGAAAGAAAAATAAAAGAAGTTTTCTCAAAAGTAGTAGGTCTTGGATAGAACACATGGGAGAAAAATACCCTTCAATGTATAACTATGTAGACAAAAGAAATAAAGAATCGATTACTTGGCTCAAACATTTAGGATTTCAGTTTACACAAACTGTAGAACATTACGGATTTCTTAGGATTCCTTTTATTAAATTTGAAAAATATAACGGATAGATAATGGACCCATTCACTATAATGATGGTTGCCAAAGGCACACAAGCTGTAATGAACCATCAAGCTCAGAACGCTGCTGCTGCAGCTCAAAGAGCTATGAAGTATAAGCAGGATCTAGCAACTAAACGTGCTTTGAGAATTAAAGCAGGATTTGCTCGTCAAGCTATTTCAGATACAGATCGAATGAGAGTTAGAAATCTAGATATTAAATCTGATATTGGTGTTTCTTCTGCTTTAGCTAGAATGAAAGCTACTGCTTCTATGAAAGCTTCTGGATTACCTGAAGGAGCAAGTACAGATGGTTTATTACGACAAGCTCAGAATAGTGTCCTTAATAAAACTACTAAGATGTTACAAGATTTAGAGATGAAAGCATCTCAGTTAGATTTTAGAGATCGTGAAATACAGCAAGGAATGGATATGGCGTGGTTACAAGCACAACACGCTATTGACAGTACTTCTTATGCTCAAGGTCCCGGAGCAATGGGATTAGGTATGGGATTAGCAGGAGCTGCATTAGATGCTTATACATTTGGTCAGAAAACAGACTCTAAGGTAGTTAAAGATATAGATTCTTATTTAGCATAAAAGGTAAAAAGTAATGTCAGAATTTTCTACAGCAAATTATAATATAAATCGGTTTGATAAAACTGCTTCTGTACCGACTGCTCAAGTAGACAAACAAGCTGAAATGCAAACTGCAAATAAGTGGAAACAAATTGCAGATGGTATTGGAATGTTTGCTGATAAAGGAGGAGAAGCATATGCTGCTAAATTAAATAGAGATCGAAGAGATGAAGCTGAAGCAAGAAGAAAAAAAGCAGAAGCCCAACAAGAAGAAAATATTCAAAAAAATTTAGCTTTAATAAAAGCTGAAAAAATATATACTGAAACAGGAGGTGCTAAATCTTGGCATGAATTAAATGAAGAAGAAAAAGATTTTCAAGTAGAATCTAATAAAATGGGGATGCAAGCACCCGGAGTAGGTAAAATAACGCTTTCTGAAGCAGATAAAAAAAATAAATTTTTAAAAGAAGCTTATCAAACTAAAAGAACCGCAGCAATATTAAAAAAACATCAGGCTAATTGGAATGAAGTAGCTCCTAATTTAGTTGATAAAGTTTATGAAGAATGGTATGCTCAAAGAAATACTGAAGGAGGAGAACCTAATTGGTCAAAATATTCTACTGCTAAATTAGAAATATACAAATTAGAAAGAGCAGAAGAGCATCTTGTAGGACTACCTATGTTAGGAGAAGCTAGAAAATTAGTTCCCGAAAATGATACTAAATATTTATCTGCAACATCAATTAAACAAACAGAATATGATGAAGAACTTATTGATAAATCTATTCAAGCAGGATTAGATAATGCACTTCTTGTTAGAGAAGGTAATGATGAACCAGAAGAAGATTTAAGTTCTGCTAAAGAAATTGATGATGTTATAGAATCTATTGCCTACCAAAAAAATGAAAAAGGAGAAAAAATAGTAATTTATGACAAGATTAGAGTACAAGAACAATTACTTGATGATTTAACTTTTAAATTAGATAAAGTTACTGATCCTGATGATCCTTTATTTAAAGTTGTTAAATCATTACAATCTAAACGAGGAAAATCTTTTTTTGATAGAAGAGGAGGAAATCCTCCTATTGGTAAACAATGGAAAACTTGGTGGAAAGCCGCTATAAAAAAAAGATCTGATTTAAGAAAAACTAAGATATCTAATAATAATGCTGCAAATAAACAAGAAATAGTTAAAGCTAAACAAACTTCAACTAGTCATTTAATACTAGCTAAATCGGCTTTAACAGTAAAAGACCCAACTCCTGAAGAAATTAAAAAGGCTCAAGAATCAGGAAGTGAGATACCTTTATCTAGATTAGATGCTTTAAGATCTTCTTTAATTCGATTAAGAGCAAATGCACATCCTTTTACAGTAGCCGCAGGAGATTATGGAGATAAATTTTCTCAAACTGAAGCATCTCTTGTAGAAGCAATTAGGAAATTAGATCCTACAGATCCCACATTTAATGTGCCTGATAATCCTAAAGCTGTAGAACAAACAAATAATTTTAAAAAAGAAATTTCTACTATGTCTCCTGAAGAAATAAGAGAGCTTAGAATAGAATTAGCAAAAAAACCCAGTCTTCCGTGGGTAGCTACAATGCAAGAAAATGCTTTAGATGAAAGAGAAACAGAAATAACGGAAGAATTAAATCAAAAAAAGAAAGCACTTGAGTTAGCTAATGCTGGTAATCTGGCTAAAAATAAAAGATTTGAAGAAAAGAGTAAAAAATTAGCTATAAAAGAAAGAGAAAATTTAATGGGTTATACAAAATCAGCAGATGTTAAAACTAATTTAGAAGCTATTCTAAAAAGAAAAGATTTACGCCCAGAAGAAATTGCTTCACTTGATGAAAAATTTAAAACAAAATTAAAAAAATTAGAAGATAAAGAAGGAGCAGATAGAGATAGTAAGGCTTTTACAGGATATTTTAAAGAAGTTACTACCTATAAAGAAGGTGAATTTCCTAGTCAATCAGAAATTAATGATTTAGAAGGTAAAATAAATAATCATAAATGGTATGGTACAGAAAGACAAAGACAACTTACTGGATTACTAGCCGCTATGAAAAAAGGTAAAGGTGCTTACGAGAAAAAAATAAAAGATATAAGAAGAGATAATAAATTTCTAAGTAAATACAATAAAAAAACAGGAGTAGAACAGGAAAAAATAGATACAATTGTTGCAGAAGTAGCTACTAAGAAAAAATCTTATAAAGATGCTATTAAAGAATTAAAAGAAAATAAAGATACTTTTCTTGAAGATAATTCAGATCTTATTTCAGAAGGAGAAGGATATAATGTTAAACTAGATCATGATGAATTATTTGAAAAAGGAATTAGTTCTATTCTAGCAGAACGGAGTGAGGTAGAGATAGCAGAAGAGAAAAGAAATTGGGAATTAGCAGCTCAAAAAAATTCTAAAATGAGAGAAGAGAAAAAATCAACTCTTTTAGCAAAATTTAATGCAGTTTTAGAAGATCCTAAATTACTTGAAGAAAAAGAGTATGAAAATATTATGGATGATATATGGAATGCAAAAGAGATAGAAGTTTATAGTAATGGAAAAAGTCAACCTTCAGTATCTTTATTTGATTCTGAAAAAATTCTAAAATTGGAACGTAGTCTTAGAATAGCTAAGAAAGATAAATCTGATCCTACTAAAGTTATTTCTGATCCTTTTATTTTAAAAAATGTTCTAACAGCACAAGAAAAAATAAGATCCGCAACAGGTGATACTAAAGTTAAATTAATTGATAAGGCTATAGATGAGTTAGATGAAGCATTTGATAATAATAAAATTTCATGGAGTCATTATAAAACAGAAAAACAAGCTTTAGAAAAATCTTATCAAACAGGAGAACCTGACACAAGAGATCCATATAAACAAGGAGATGATGCTCTTAGATTATATTTTTCTAGTATTGAAAGTATTTATACTAGTAATAAAAAATATCTTAATAAAGAAGGTCTTAAAGCAGGAGTATTATATTCAAACTTAAACCAAGAATTTTCTAGAATATGGGAAGATATTGAATGGCCTGAAGATGCCACAAATCAGGAAAAAGCTTCTAAAGCTAGATCTATAGCAAATTCATTATTAAAAGTTTATGATTATAAATCAGGAGAAAAACATCCGGGTGGAGAAGTATTAAATAATCATATTAAAATGTTTAAAATGAAAAAAGCAGATTTAAGAACATATTTAAGATCAGATGAATATAAAGCTTTTAAAGCTGGAAAAAAAGCAGTTGATAAACCTGATATTGATAGTACTAGAGATGAAAAAGAAAAAACTAATTTTCAAAAATCATTAGAAAAACCTGATACTATTTTACAACAATTAAATAGTAATATATACATTTCTCCTTCAGATGATCCTGAAGAAGAATTAGGAATTGGAGGAGTAATTGCACATTGGGCTAAATCAAAATGGGAAGGCGAACAATTTGTATATGATCCATTTAGGGTAGAAGATCCCTCATCATAATTTTGGAGTTTAATGAAAAATTTACCTCAACATATTGAAAAGCTAGAAGGTGCAGCTGAGGCATTAACAGGAAATGAACCAATTCCTGCGGTTTTACCTGATGAAGTTTCTCAAGATGAAACACCTCCTATAACTGAAGAACAAGCTTTAATTCCAGGAGATATACTTTCAACTGATGGTATTGCATCTAGAGATCTTATAGAACAAGAAGTTCTTAATGATCCTGAATATCAAAATATAAATAATGAATACGATTTTCAACAGGAAGTTAAAAGAAGAAGAGAATATAGAGCTAAAAAATTAGAACCTCAAAATATTCCCGGAACTCCTATAGTACCTAATATACCAAAAGGTGCGACACAAACTGAAAGAGAGTTACTTACAGATAAACTTTTTAATACTTTCTTAGCAGTTACAGAACATGAGAATGGGTTTCAATATGCAGATATGTTAATTAATAATATTATCTCAGAAACAAATGATTTTGGAAAAGGAGAATTATATGAACATGTAAAAGTTACAGATCTTTTACCTAGATTATTAGAAGTTTATCCTGATATTGATAGAGTTGAAGATCCTACAAATAATACTCCTCGTGATGTTAGTCCTACAGCAGAAAAATTAAAAAACTTTTTAAAAGAATTAAAAGACAGAGAAAACCATCCTTTATTATGGTTTGGAAAAGATGCTGTTAATGTAACAGGAGAATCTTTTAAAGAAGGTTTAATTGAAGCTCCTCAACATTTAGGACTAAAACTTATTGGTTTAATGTCAAAAACTGCTGAATGGGGTATTGGAGATGTTGTAAAAGACCAATATAAAATGGAAGGTCTTTCAGAAGAAGAAGCTGAAAAAAGAAAAAAAGAATTTTTTGATTTATCAGGATATTTTTGGCAACCAGATTTACCTGATACATTATTAGGTCAATTAGCTTTATCTGGTGGAGAATTTGGACTTGCTTATGCTACAGGAACACGTTTATATAATGCTGTAGCTGCTCCTATGAAAGCTATTTTTCCAGAAATAGCAGGAATGATAGGAACTTCAACTGGCTTATCAACTCCGGGAGGAGCAATGGCAGCTAAAGAAGTTATGGGTGGAACTCTTATTGGTTCTAAAGAAGAAAGATTAGCGAGAGTTCTACAAATGTTAGGAGTAGGGGGAGAAGGTCCTCGTGGAAATTGGATTGATGATATAGCAGGATCAGAAGATGATAATATTTTTGAAGATCGTTTAAAACAATTTGTAGATTCTGTATATACAGGAGTAGGAATGTCTACTTTAGCTCCTTTAATAATGATGACAGGAAAAGCAGGATATCATGCAACTAAAGGATCTGCCAAAAAAGCAGATAAATTATTAAAACATGGAGCAAGTTTTGCTACTAGACTTTTTCATAATTATCCTGTAGAAGATGCTATGAGAATGGATCTTGGTGGTCCTAAAGCAGTTAAACTTGATGAAGTAAAAAGAATTTTAGACCAAGCTAATGAGGCAATTTTCGGAGAAGCTACTACAGAAAGTGGTAAAAATCTTGTTAAAAAAATGAAAAATCTTATTAAGAAAGGAACTGGAGGAACACCTGAAAAAATAGATACAACAGTTTCCGATATGCTTAGAAATAAAGGATATCAATTAGGAGATGATTCAATACAACCTATTATTAAAACAGAAACAACTTCATTTTTACAGCCTATTAAAGGTAGAAATATGGAAGAAGTTATTATTGATTCTGTTAAATTATTAGAAGGTGAACCTCTTCATTTTAAAAAAATTCTTGAACAAAATGAAAAATACTTTCCTGGTTTATTTAATCTTAAAAATATAAATGATACAAATAGAAAACAAGCTATAGCTGAAGCAGCAGTACTTTATACTAATATTATGGAGAACCAAATAAAATCACATGGAGAAACTGTTCTAGATGGTATTAAAGTTAGAGAAGAACTAGAATTTATGTTTGGTGATCAATTAGATACATATTTTAAAGAATTTGCTGGTACAACCGATGTACTTCCCGGAACTTTATACGCATTAAGACAATATGTAGTAGAAGAAAGTATTCCATATATGGCAAGTACTAAAGCTGTAGCAGCAGCAGCAAAACAAGTAGCTGAAGGTACATTAAAGTCTGTAGATAAAAAACTTCTTTTAAGATATTATATTGATACAGTAAGATTCTTAGATATATTAGGAGCAGAAGTTAAATTTTCTGGTAATATTGGTAGAACTTTAGAATCTTTAAAAGCTGGTGTCGGTGTAACTGACGATCTTTTAGATAATATTATATTAGGAGCTAAAGATGGTTCTTTAGAAGGAGAAGATTTACTAATAAATGTAGCTCAAACAGTAGATAAATATACAGATATCACTCAATTAATAAATGGAGCTAAACCTAAAGGTAAAATTTTTACTTTATTTCAAGGTATTAATTCTTGGTCAGTTTCAGGATTATTATCAGGTATAAAAACTTTAGCAGCAGGTCCTTTAGGATACACAACTTATACAGCCCTTAAAACTGGAGAAAATTATCTTGCTGCTGGATATAATAAAGCAGGAAAATTAATTTATAAAGCTACTTCTAGAGTTGATCCAAAAACAGGAAGAAGAGTAGGAGGAAATAAAATTGCTAAATATCTATTAGGAACTGGTAAAGGAGTTACTAAAGCACAAGCAGATGCTTATTCCTTTGGATTAACTCAAGCTTTTTTAGAAGTTTTAGGAGGTACAGGATACTTTCAAGCAAAAGCAGGATTAACTGCACAAGCAGGAAAAGAAATTGTAGAAAGATCCCCTTTTGGAGAAGGATGGAGAGTTATGAAAAGTTTAGATTTAGGAGATCAAAGTAGCAAACATGAAATGATTAAAATGTTTGAAGGATCTACGGATGTTATAACTCTACCTATTGTTGGAGATATGGTAATGGCTAAAGGTGTGAATGGAGCTGCTATTGAAAAACTATTAGGTTTAGATAAACAAGGATTACAAGGACACTTAGCTCCTTTTCTTAAAATGTTAGCTAATGGAGCAGGATTTCTTAATAGTGCTAATGCTCGTATAATAATGTCTCAAGATGGATTCCTGAGAACTATAACAGAAAGAGCAGAAATGCACATGAATGCTATGATGAAAGCGGAAAATAAACTTAGAGTACAACTTAGAGATAATCCTGATTTTCAAAAATCCTTAGAGTTTAATGAAGAATCTTTATTTAATGAGTACTTTTCTCAAGTAAGAAATTTTAGAAATTCTCCTGATATGATTGAAAAGGGGAAAGAAGCTGCTAGAGTTGCTGTAATGCAACAAAGAAAACGTGGTGGATATATAAGTAAAATTGAAAATTTCAAAACTGATATTGGAGATACAGTAGGAGATATCCCTGCAAATTTAGCACGAAGTTATGTTGCTAGTAAGTTGTCATTTATTAGAACAATGGCAAATATTTACAAACAAACTTTAACAGAAAGAGGTCTTGTAAAGCTTTCAAAAGGATTAGGACTTAGTAGAAAAGAAGCAAGAAAATTTGCAAATGACGAAAAATTTAAACAATTTACATTAGCTCAAACAACTACTGGATTATTACTATTAAGTGCAGGAATTGGTGCTGCAAATCATTGGTTTGATACTGAAGAAAAAGAAATATATATGGAAGGAGTAGATACTGGAGATGAACATATTAGATCTAAAGGTGGTTCTTATATTTCTATGTCAATAGGTAAACCTTATGGACCACAAATTATAGTTAGAGATCTAAATTCTGGTAAAAAAACTTTTATTCCTATAGAAAGACTAGATATGGGGAAAGCTCCACTCGTTTTAGGAGCTATAATGGGATCTACTTATAGACAGTTCTTAGAAGCAAATGCAAAAGTAAAAAGTAAAACTGTAGCTCTTCAAGGACAAAGAGAAGCTGATGAATTATATTTTAAATTTGCTAGAGCAATGGGAGACTTTCTTATGGATCTTCCTACAGCACAAGGAATCAAAGATACTGCCCATAATATGATACCTACAATGGGTCCAGAATGGAGACCGGGAAAAGAACTAGCTGATTTTTTGACATGGATAGGTAATCCTGTAACTACAGGAGGAGCAAGTATGTTTGCTTCAATAAAAAAAGCAGGAGAAGATGTTCGATTTCAAAGATATCAAGATCAAGAAACATACATGGAAGGATTTGAAGGAGGACATGAAGAACAAAGATATGAAACTAAAGGAGGAACTTTTGAATATTTGACAGATGCAGGAGAAATTACAGAAATAGGTAAAAAACTTGGTATTCTTCAAACTTTCTGGAATAGAATGAAAGATTTACATGAAAGAACATCTATAATTGATATGAGAGATCCAGAAAATCCTGTTGTAGGACAGGATCTATATGCAATGGTAGATCCAGAAGGATATTTATTAAAGTATTTGCCAGATGAAACTGTATCTAAATTATCTACAGCATTACAATCAATATCTCTTCCTTTCTATCCAATGACAGAAAGAAGTACACCTACTACAGATTTAATAATTGCATTTGGAATTGATTATGATCATCCTAATGATTGGAATCATTATAATAATTATAATCTTTCTCCTGAACAAAAATATCATTGGGCAGTACTTGCAGGAAGAAAAAATAAAGAATATTTTAGTGATTCTGAATGGCAGGAATTTCTTTTACAAGATAGATTAGGATATTTTGAAGAAAATTTTGATAAAATGGAAGAAAAAAATGATATAAAACTTGAAATAGAAGATATAATAGATGATAATAGAAGAGAAGCTTTAGAGGAGATGCTTGCTCATGAACGAAATAGATCGGCAGAAATATATTTTGATAATGCTGCATCTCAACTTCCTGCTGAACATTCTCAAGCAGATTTATAAAAAGGAAAATAAACAATGCCAGACTTAGCAAGACGAGGACCATTTAGTTATGATAGTCTAAGTAGAACAAGTGGTGATTACACCTTAACTAATTCTAAGTTTAATGCTGATAATGGTGAGATCTTAGAAGTCATCGTAAATGGTGTAAAGATAGAAGGAGATGGTTCTGTAGCAAATGGAACGGATGCTGCAGCTAAAGATCCTGCACATGGTTTCTATGTAGACAGTCTTACTTCTCCTACAAAAATAACACTAGTTTCTAATCCCGGTTCAGGAACAATAAAGATCTATAGACTCTCTAATCGTACTTCAGCTTCAGTAGACTTTGCTCCCGGATCTGTAATCAGAGAACAAGACTTAGATAACAGTACCAACCAGACTCTTCACGTTGCTCAGGAAGCGATTGATATAGCTCTTAATGGTGTTGTACTTGATAATGATGATAAATGGAATGCAAGTAGTAAAGTAGTTAAGAGTGTTGCTGATGGTGTTGCAGATAACGATGCAGTAAATAAAGGACAATTAACTGCTACAGAAGTAACTACATTAGCTTATAGAAATACAACTAATGACTATAAACTAGAAGCAAAGGATTGGGCACAATTAATTACTTCTCAAGTAAAGGCTTATTCTGATGGATCAGTAACAGGAAGTTTTCTTGAGGATTCTGCAAAGAACTGGGCTTCAGGAATAACATCAGCTGCACCTTCTGCTGGTTCTGCTAAAGAATGGGCTATTGGTGGAGAAGGTACTGTAGGTACAGCCGTTGCAGGAGGAGAATATTCTGCTAAAAAACATGCACAAGATGCATCTACATCTGCAACAGCCGCTTCAGCATCAGAGACAGCCGCAGCAGCTAGTGAAGCCTCTGCGAATGCTTCTGCCAATGCAGTAGCAAGTGTTATAGATAATTTCTATGATAAGTACTTAGGAGCAATGGCAGATGATGCCACTCAAGGTACTAATCCTACACCTACAGGAACTTGGATTAAGAATTCATCTTCTATTACAGTATCAGCTAATACAAATATAAAGGTAGGACAAGTTGTAACAGGAACAGGAATTCCGGCAGGAGCAAATGTATTATCAATAGACGGAACTACAGTAGTTATTTCAGATAATATGGATGCCGCTGGAACTGGTGTAAGTCTTACATTTACTGGTTATGGTGTATATGGTACATTTAATGGTACTAAAGATGGTCCTGCTACTGATAATGACAATGGAGCACTAGCAGATGGAATGTTGTACTTTAATACAACTGATGATGTAATGATGGTTTATGATACCACATCTAGTAAGTGGAAACAGTTACAACCTACTACATCAGAAATGACAGCTATTCAGACATGTCATACTAATATTAGTAGTATTAATGACTTTATAGATAAATATAGGATTGCTAGTTCTGCACCGGGATCTGATAATGACGATGGTGACTTATACTATAATACTTCAACGAACCAACTTAATGTTTACGATGGTTCTAGTTGGTCAGCTATTGGTCTTACACAGGCTCAAACTCAAACAGAAGCTAATAACGCAGCCGTTGCGATGGCGATTGCACTTGGTTGATATTAAAGGATAATTATGGCAAATACGTTTAAAAATAAAATTTCAAAAGGAGTAGGAACATCTTTTTTCCATATTGGTGCTGCTAATCCTATTTCAGGTGGAGGATCCCAAACTGGAGCTTATACTGTAGGTGCAGAAACACAAACTACAGTTATTGGACTTTCAGTTTCTAATGTAACTGGTAGTTCTGTAGATGTAGATGTTCAGCTTTCTAGTGCTGCTGGTTCAGAAACTAATGATGTAAGAATTGTTAAGGGTATACCTGTTCCATCAGGATCAACAGTTGTTTTAATCGGAGGTGACCAAAAGCTCGTAATGGAAACTGGAAACTTATTAAAAATAAAATCATCAGCCGCAT